GATTTCGGCTGCGAAGTTGCCCGTATCCCTGGCGAACGCCTTCAAAGCCATGGCGGCTGGCAATGGGCCCGTTCCGAGCGCCCCTCCTCCGCTTGGGTCGACGGCACCACAGGCATCGATCAAAGCACGTGAGCCTGTACAGGTGGCCCCTGCCGCGGACCCGAAGCAGGAGCTCACAGGTGAGGCCCTGCACCTCGCCACTGATAAACCACCCGGCTGGCGGAGCCTTCTCTTCGCGAGGATTCTCGAGGATACGATCACGGTTGAATCTGCAATCGCGCAGACCCCCAATATCGCTGAGGGAGCCAAGTCTCCTACTGATGAGGCTTCGATCGCCGAAGCCCAAGCCATCCTTGGCGAGACTGTGGATTGCATCTCACGAATGACCACTCTCGCAAACTCAGCCTTTCAAGATGCTCCAGGCGTATCCGACGAGCAGTCCCCGGTGCGAGCCGGCAAACAGCTGGGCCTTGAATATGGACGGCTCGCCGTCCTTCAATCGCGTGCGCTGGCACTCTGCGCAAATCCGCACTTTGAGGCAGTCGCATCAGAGCTGGCAAAGACTCTCGACGGACTGGGAAAAGAGGTCGGCGGTCTCCCCGTTCGGCTTCGGACGGCCCTGCAGTCGGCCCGCCCCAGTGATGCGAGCGCCGTCAATGTGGAACTGAATCTCGTATTCAAGATCGAGAACGAAGCAGCTCTCCTTGCGGCCATACGAGGCGCACGACGGGCAATCGGTTTCCCAAGGTCATGACATTCTCTCCGACACCGCCCTAGGATCCTCGACAGCTCCCACCTAGGGAATATGCTTCGCCTCTGGCCCTTCCCAACGCTGCACTTCTTACCGACACGCACTCTGCTGGCCCTTTCGGGCATTAGACTGAGATCGTAACTCTTTCCGGCTGAGCTTCGCGGTCTCGGCCGAAGAACACGAGCAAGTCGCGGGCACGCTCAAAGTCCCGAATGAATCGCCATCGCTTGTACTGCCTCTTCGATCCCTTCGTCTTGTTCCATTCCAACACTAGAGCATCCCAATCTGGCCCCCGTCCACCGTCTCCCATTCGATCAACCACGAATTCGAAGACCTCAGTATTGATAGGGCCAGGCTGCCGCTGACGTCCGAGGTATCGGCGCTGAACAGTCGTGTACGCATGCTTGAGCAATTCCGCCGGCAGCCAGGGTTCCACCACCATTGTCAGCAGCGTTCGTGAATGATGACTCCGGTCCCGTCGCTCGAGCCTATACTCAATAGGAAAGACCCGTGGAACGCTGCCCGTAAGAATGAACCATGTGGCTTGAGCCTGCTCCCAAGGGAATTCGGCTATGACACCCTCCGTCGCCCGCCGAAGATCATCCATTACTGAGGTTGGAAAGACTCTAATCGTGAAATCTTCCCTAGGATTTCTCGGTAGAGACAATCGTGGCAAGTTCCGGAAAAGCGCACCCATAGCTGGGGCCTCGCACTCAGACCGGAATACGAGCCTTCGATTCTGAATTTTGATTTCAAGATCCGTGATCCAGACGTGGGTGTTTCCCCCTTTCGCTTCCTGCCTCATTTCGAGGACTCTCGATTCGTGTTCTAGGACTGGAACTCCCAGCTTTTCGAAATCGGACCTGCGCATGTACCTAACAGCGGGGGACTGAAGAAGCCTCACACCCACCTCGGAGGACACTGCGTGTCCTGCAAGGTACTCGTCGCGGAAAGCCTGCACGGCCGCAGTTCTGCCCGCCGTCTTGGCCAGATACTTCGAGAAAATGGCACCGCGGGCGCGCATCACCTTGGCTTCGATTCCTTCGCGGTCGTGCCTTGTTCCCATTTCGGTGAGGGGCTGTACCGGCGTATTCCGGTAGGCTGCTTCGCCGGCTCTTGATCCGGGAACCCAAGCTCCAAGATCAATGAGTTCGCGCACTCTCTCCCTCAAGTGCGCGAATCCCAGCTTCCTAACCGCTTGCTCGACGTAGGCCTGAGCGTCCAGGTCCTCCCACCACTTTTGGGGGATCGATCCGAATTCCGCCTCGATCCGGGCCCGGATTGCCAGCTTTGATGCCATTGACTCCCCCAATTACATAGAACGTTACTGGTGACCATATCACCCTCCGTTAGGCTGCACTTCAGCTAAGTGAAGCAGGCGGAACGGCGCTGATGACTGCTAGAAGTGCCCATAAGCGTGGGAGGGACAGTGCATTGTAGAAGGCCGTTTCTCAGACCGGCCGAACTAGCGGCCGAGCTGGGCCTCACAGCCGGCCGCGTCTACCAGTTGATCGCCGCCGGCGAGCTCCCCGCAACCAGGGTTGGGGGTGCCATCCGCATCCCTCGCGACGCGTGGGAGGAGTGGCTTTCCAGACAAAGTACAGCCGCGTTGGGCACGATCCGATCGGCGCAAGCCAGTCGCTTGGATCGCAATCAAGACGAGACGCAAGAACACCGGGCGTTCGATCGGGGAGGCAGACGGTTAAGTAAGGGGATTCCGTGAGCTCGGACATTGTTTCGGTTGCCCTCGGGTACGCGCACCGCGGGTGGCCCGTACTGCCCCTGCATGGGATTCAGGTCGGCCTTTGCACCTGCGGCAGCGCGGAATGCGACAAGCCGGGCAAGCATCCCAGAATCAGGAGCGGGAAGGGACACTCGGCGGCAACCCTGGACCAGGAGAAAATTGACGTCTGGTGGAAACAGTGGCCGACCGCCAACGTGGCAATTAGGACGGGAGCCCCTTCAGGACTCGTGGTGCTCGACGTTGACACAGCTCACGGCGGCGAGTCTTCGCTGACCACTCTGCTAGGCGAAGCCGCGCTCCCGGTGACCCCAGTGGTCCGCACTGGGAGCGGTGGACGCCACATCTACTTCGCACACCCCGCTCGCAGGATCAGAAATGCTGTGGGACTTCGCCCAGGGCTCGACTTGCGAGGCGATGGCGGATACGTCGTGGCCCCGCCCTCCCTACATGCGAGCGGAGGCCGCTACGAATGGATCCTAGATCCCGACCGAGTTCAGCTGGCAGCAGCTCCGACCTGGCTCCTGTGTCTGGTCGAACAGCCAAACTCTGCACTCCGAACCCCGGCAACTGGACCTTTGAACGGCACCAACAGCGCCTACTTCGAATCTGCTCTGCGTGGCGAGTGCGACCAAGTGCGGACCGCCAGCAATGGAACCCGCAACGACGCCCTGAACCGCGCGGCCTTCTCTCTCGGACAAGTTCTCGGGGCGGGACGACTCGAGCGCGAACGCACACAGGCTGAACTTCTCAAAGCCGCGCTCTGTTGCGGCCTATCCGAGTCAGAAGCAAGGCGCACGATTGCGAGTGGGCTTGAGGGCGGCGAACGGCAGCGCAGAGAGATCGACCACAGGGACCACTCGGGCGCTCGCCCCACCATCGTAGTGAGGAAGCGCATCGCCGCTGTGACTGACGAGGCAGAAGCCGCACTCCACGCAGACCCAGAAAGCGCGGTCTACGTCCGATCGCGAACCCTGGTGCACGTCTCCCCTCAAAGGGCAGACACATACAAGTGGCTCAAACGGGAGGATGGCGCGCCAACGATCGAACCGATCTCGCGGCCGTATCTGCGGGAACTCCTAGACCGTGCCGCATACTGGGAAAGCGCGCGCGGGCATCAAATGCTTGTCCCGTCATGGGTCTCGGAGACCTTGCTCGCACGCGCCGATTGGCCGTTTCGTCGGCTGGTCGACGTGGTGGAGACACCCACGCTCCGGCCGGACGGCTCGGTGATCGAGCGGCCGGGATACGACGAGGCGACCGGGATCCTTTATCACCCCCGAGAGGCGTTCCCCTCCCTTCCCGACCTTCCTTCTAAAGAGGACGCAAGCAAGGCGGCGCTCCGCGTCCTTGACCTCTTCCAAGATTTCCCTTTCACGGGAGGAGAGCAGGGCCTATCGGCGACCCTGGCCACCGTGCTCACCTTGGTGGGGCGTCATGCAATTTGTGGGTGTGCACCCTTGTTCCCTGTCCGCTCGCCGACTGGTGGTACTGGGAAGGGCCTGCTCGCAGATGTGGTTGCCATTATTGGGACCGGACGCGCGCCGGCGCGCATGACAGTGGGGCGCGACGACGAAGAGACCCGCAAACGCATCCTCGCAATTGGTCTCAATGGGGCACCGGTCGTCTTGCTCGACAATGTGGATCACAGCCTGGGCTCAGAGAGCCTCGCAGCCGCCCTGACCAGCGAGTTCTTCGAGGATCGCCTTCTGGGGGCCTCAAAGATTGTCCGTGTCCCGATGCGCGCGGTCTGGTTCGCGACGGGAAATGGGCTCACCTTCCGCACCACGCTGGGGAGGCGCGTGGTGCCAATTGACCTTGACGCGAAAATGGAGTTCCCCGAGGAGAGGCACCACTTTCGTTACCCAAACCTTGTTGAACATGTGCGGAGTCGCCGTCCAGAGCTTGCGATGGCCGCGCTCACCATACTGGCCGCTTTCTTTCGCGCGGGCTGCCCCGAGCACGCAAGGCCGCCGATGGGCTCGTTTGAACAGTGGGATCGTCTGATCCGCGGCGCATGCATTTGGCTCGGACTTCCTGACCCCTGCTCTGGACGCGAGCGGGTTCGGGAAGACGGAGATAGCGACTTGGAATTGATTCGCGCCCTCTTCTCGACCTGGCATGAGGTGTTTAGGTCGGAGCCCACGACTTTGGCACAGGCCAAAGCAAAGGCCGAGGAGAGGCACGAGGGCGAGTTGCGGCATCCGGACTTCCACGCCGCCCTCTCGGCACTCGATCCCCGCGGAGACGGTTCGAAGCTCAATTCTCGTCCAATCGGGGATCGGCTCCGTCAATGGAAAGGAAAAATTGCCGAGGGATTCACCCTCACCAGCGAGGCAGAGAAGCGACACGGAGCCACGGCGTGGAGGGTAGTCGGGGAGTCAGGGTAGTCCAGTTCCGACCATATAGAAGAAAGGTGAGTGGAATTGTGGAGATTGGACTGGGGACGAGGAAAAAACGTGTATGGCCGCGAGCTGACTCCCCCGACTGCCTGACTACCCCGGCGGCCAAGGTACTTCCTGGACCTTTTCTCTCGGGTGACGGCGAGCGCGAGGGCCCGCTAGCGTCGGCGCTCCCAGCAAGTACCCGCCCGGGAACCGCGCGCAGGTACCCAGTACCCGCGACCGAGGGGCGCTGCACGACCGAAATGACGGTGCACGGAGGGTCGCTTGCCCGATAAGACGCTCGCATTCGAGTACGTGAGCCTCGATGAGATCGAGGAGCGCGAGGGTAACCCCAAGGACCATGACCTCGGCGAGATTGTCGAGTCTTTCCGCCGGTTTGGCTTCGTCGCGCCTGTCCAGCTGGAGGGCGAAAGCATGCGGCTCCTCGCCGGTCATGGTCGTATCCAGGCCCTCAAGGCGATGCGGGAATCCGGCGACGCTCCTCCGGCACGCGTGCTAGCTCGTGACGGTCTTTGGTTCATCCCCGCAGTTCGGGGCGCCGCTTTCGACAGCGACATGGAGGCGATGGCGTACGCGATCGCCGACAACCGGACCTGTGAGCTGGGCGGCTGGCTCGAGGCCAAACTAGCCGAGGTCCTCCGCAACCTTCCCTCCCTCGACGGGATTGGGTACGACCAGGAAGATCTGGATGCTCTCCTCGCAAACATCGCGCCCGCGCTTCCGACTGCGAACACCTTGGAGCCGCCTCGGAATCCGATCACAAGACCAGGAGACCTGTGGGTCTTGGGCCAACACCGGCTCCTTTGTGGCGACGCCACGAATCCCGACGATCTAGAGCGACTGCTGGCGGGGTCGGCGCCGCGACTCTGCGTAACGGACCCGCCATACGGCGTGGAGTACGACCCAGCATGGCGCGATGAAGCCGCAGCGCGCGGCCAGCTCAATTACGCAGCCCGCCGCACCGGACCGATCGCCAATGATGACCGGGTGGACTGGGGGCCGGTGTGGAAACTCATTCCTTCCGAGGTGCTCTACGTCTGGTACGCGAGCCTCTATGGGAACGAGGTGCAGACCGGGATCGAAGCGGCGGGATTCGACCTTCGGTCGCAGCTTGTTTGGGCCAAGCCCGGGTTCGCGATCAGCAGGGGCCACTACCACTGGCAGCATGAGTCCTGTCTCTATGCCGTGCGCAAGGGCTGCGACGCCGGCTGGATCGGCGACCGATCTCAAACGACCCTTTGGGCCGTGGGTTTGGATGAGAACGTCCCCGGCGGGCACAGCGCCCAGAAGCCAGTCGAGCTCCTCGCCCGACCCATCGTGAACCACTCCGGTGATGTGCTCGACATCTTTATCGGCTCCGGTACGACCCTCATGGCCGCCGAAACCCTAGGACGGCGCTGCTTCGCCATGGACATCGATCCGGCCTATATCGACGTGACCGTACAACGGTGGGAGGAGGCAACTGGAGAGAAGGCCGCCCGGGAGGCAGCAAGCTGATGAGTTCCGAGATGGGCATTCGGGCATACGCAAGGCATCGAGGTGTAACGCCGGCTGCGGTCCGGAAGGCAATCAAGACGGGCCGGATCACGGCCTCCGAAGGAAAGATCGACCCGGAGCTCGCAGACCGGCAATGGGCGGCGAACACCGATGAATCGAAGCCGAGAAACAGCGTGAGCGGAAATCCCGCGGGTACACAGTCGGCTCACCCATCCCTTACGCGGCCGACACATCGCCCCCCGAGGTGGACTCCGGCACCGGCCTCCTCTGGCGGGTATGCGACGGCTCGGGCGATACGAGAATCCTATGAAGCACGGATCCGAGAGCTCGATTTCAAGCGGATGTCCGGGGAGCTTGTGGCCGTCGATGACGTTCGCGTTGCGGCCTACAACACCAACCGACGTGCGCGCGACCTCCTCCTCGCAATCCCGGACCGGGTTGCCGCTGTGATAGCAGGCCTGACTGACCGCGCCCAAGTCCACAAGATCCTCGCGGAAGAATTCCAGCGAGTTTGCGATGAGCTTTCGAACCCTCTTCCTTTCGACGGGAGTGATCATGTCGACCGCCGCTGAGGTTTGGACCGAAGCAGCACGTCTCGCCTGGCAACCCGAACCACTTCTTCAAGTGAGCGAATGGGCTGACGAGCACCGAGTCCTGAGCGGGAAGGGTTCCGCTGAGCCGGGCCGCTGGCGCACGTCCCGCACCCCCTACCTGCGCGAGATCATGGACTGCCTCTCGCCCCTCAATCTGGCTCAGCGCGTCGTGCTCATGAAAGGAGCGCAGATCGGTGCCACCGAGTGCGGGAACAACTGGATCGGTTACCTCATTCACCGCGCCCCGGCACCGGTCCTCTACGTTGAGCCCACCGTTGAGGTAGCGAAACGGGTGAGCAAGCAGCGCCTCGCCCCCATGATCGCTGCGACCCCGGTGCTCCGGGATCGTGTGGCCGCAAGTCGTTCCCGCGACTCGGGGAATACAATGTTTGTGAAGGAATTCGAAGGGGGCCTCCTGATCCTGACCGGAGCAAACTCCGGGTCCGGGCTTCGTTCCATGCCGATCCGAAACCTCTTCATGGACGAAGTAGACGAATATCCGGGCGATATCGACGGCCAAGGCGATCCAGTTTCGCTTGCCGAGAAGCGGACTGCGACCTTCTCCCGTCGCAAGATCTTCCTTGTCAGCACTCCCACGATCAAGAACCTGAGTCGGATCGAGCGCGAGTTCCTGGCTTCAGACCAACGCCGATACTTCCTTCCCTGTCATCTCTGCGGGCATATGGATTGGATCCGCTGGCCCAATATCCGATGGGAGGAAAAGAGACCTGACACAGCCAAGCTCTCTTGTGAGGGCTGTGGCGGGCTGATCGAGGAGCGGTACAAGACCGAGATGCTGGAGCGAGGGGAATGGCGAGCGACCGCGCCTGGAGACGGGCGCACGGTTGGATTTCATCTTTCTGCACTCTATAGCCCCCTTGGATGGAAGTCATGGCGAGAGTGTGTCGAGGAGTTTCTTGATGCAAAGGACGATCCCTTTCGCCTCAAAGCCTGGGTTAACACGGTACTCGGAGAAACCTGGGAGGAGCGCGGTGAAGCCCTAGAGCCAGACTCCCTACTCGCGCGAGCCGAACAGTACCCGGCTGAAGTTCCGAACGGAGTTGGCGTCCTGGTGGCCGGTGTGGACGTGCAGGGCGATCGCCTCGAGGTTGCAGCCCACGGCTACGGCGAAGCCGAACAATCCTGGCTCATCGCCTGGACTCAGATTCACGGCGACCCGGGACGCGATGAGACCTGGCAAGAGCTGGATCGATTCCTTTGGCAGGGCTTCGAGCACCAGAGCGGACAGAAGCTCAGGATCGAGTGCACCGCAATCGATAGCGGCGGGCACCACACCGAGTCAGTCTACAAATACTGCAAGGTTCGGGCTGGCCGCCGCGTATTCCCCGTGCGGGGCGGAAACGTCGCGGGCATGCCGCTCGTGACACGCCCGACGATGCACAACCGCTACCGAGTGAAGCTATTCACTCTTGGCGTGGACGCGGGGAAAGACATCATCTACTCCCGGCTTCGCATCCCCACTGCTGGTCCCGGATACGTCCACCTTCCTGAATGGACCGATCTTGAGTACGTCCATCAGCTCACGGCGGAACGCAGCGTCCGGAAATACGTGAAGGGCAGGGGCGCCGTCCGCCAGTGGGTAAAGATCCGTGAACGAAACGAGGCATTAGACCTCGCGGTCTACGCACTCGCGGCACTCCACATCCTGGGCCAGCCACTAATCAAGGCCCTACCCGGGCTAGCCGCGAAGTGGGCGAAAACGGTTGACCAAGTCCAAGCTGAACGGACCGCACAGGCCGAGGCCGAGCGGCTCGCGCGCTGGCGCCCGCGGCCCCGCCGGTGGATGGATATTTGAAATCTCCGACCCCGCAGGTACATCGCGGCGGATCTGCTGCCCACCAGTTTCCTGAGCAGTATTTGGAGGAGGTATCCTCGATTCTGGCGACTGGCCTCCTCCGCACGCTCCTCCATCCTCCAAGGCATCCCGTAACTCCGCCACAATGCGCGACATTCAGACGGAGGAATTCTCCCGGAGAGGCTGAGAGTCCGCTGGATGTTGTCCCCCGTGAGAGCGTCAATGGTGGGGATGACCGAGCCAACCCAGAGAGATCCAGTCGCCGCCGTCCTGATAGCCCGACTGGCCGAGATCCAGATGCTCTCGACGGGCCAGCTCCGGGCGGAATTCCAGAGGCTCTCGGGACGCTCGACGGGAAGCTGGAACCGGGAATGGCTCCGCCGAAAGGTGAGCTGGCTCATCCAGGAGAACGCCCGTCAGACGTCCGACGCCGTCGAACTTCCGACGCTGGCGGCCGAGGTGCGAGACCAGCCGCGGAGTCCGCGATTGGATGCGCCGATTCAGGTCATTCCGGGCAGGGGTGTACGGGATCCCCGTCTTCCACGCCCAGGAACCGAAATTGTGCGGGTCTATCGCGGGCTCAAGATCACGGTAACGGTTCTCGAGCGGGGGTATGAGTGGAACGGCCGGCCCTACTCCTCCCTGACCGCCCTCGCTCGCGAGATCACCGGTACCCACTGGAATGGCCGCTTGTTCTTCGGCCTCACCAAGAGGAAGCGCGGGAAGTGATCGCCCCCGCCACACTGCGAGTCGCGATCTACACTCGGGTGAGCACCGACGAACAGGCCGCCCTTGAGTACAACTCCCTCCGTGCTCAAGAGGAGATTTGCCAGACCTACATCGCGGTCCGCGAGAAGGATCCTGCAGCACAACGGAGGTGGACGCACGCCGGGACCTATTCAGACGCCGGCTACTCGGGCGGGACGCTCGATCGCCCTGATCTCAAGCGACTCCTGGCCGATGTCCAGGCCGGCAAGATCGACACGATCGTCGCCTACAAGATCGACCGCCTGAGCCGGAGCATCGGCCAGTTCTACCAGGTCTGGCACGTCCTCGAGCGCCACGGAGTCGATTTTGCCTCCGCGACCCAGGACTTCAACACGGGCACATCGCAGGGGAAGCTTATGCTCAACATGCTCCTCTCCTTCGCCCAGTACGAACGCGAGCTCGTGAGCGAGCGAACGCGGGACAAGATCGCCGCGACACGGCGACGGGGACTCATGAGCGGCGGTGTGCCTGCTCTGGGGTACGACTTTGTGGAGGGACGACTAGTCGTGAACGAAGGCGAGGCGCCGCTCGTCCGCGAGATCTACCGGATCTACCTCGAGAGGCAGTCGCTGACGGCCACGATCGAGGAGCTGGACCGCCGGGGTTGGAGGACCAAGACCTGGACTACGAAGGACGGCGTGGCCCGAGACGGCCGAGCCTTCAACAAGGTCACGCTCTATCACCTCCTCCGACGTCCCCAATACGCCGGATTCGTACCCCACCGAAGCAAGCTATTCCCTGGTCAACACCCGGCTATCGTCGATGAGGCGGTCTGGTCGCGGGCCCAAGCCCTCCTGCGTCGCAATGGGGCGACCGGCGGCAAGGAACCCCGGAACAAGCACGCCGCCCTGCTTCGTGGGCTGCTCAGATGCGCCCAGTGCGGTTGCGCCATGAACCACACGTTCACCACCAAGAACGGCACGCGCTACAGGTATTACCGCTGCTCCACGAGCGAGAAGAGGGGTGCCTTCGCCTGCCCGGGCGGATCGGTCTCCGCTCATGAGGTCGAGAGGCTAGTGGTGGACCGGATCCGTCAGATCGGACGCGACCCGGAGCTCATCGCAGAGGTGGTCAGGCAGGCGATGCTTCGGCTGGAGGAGCACCGGAAGGCACTCGTGGCCGAGCAGCGGCAGCTCGGGAAGGACTTGAAGCGGGAACGCGCCTCGCTAAGGCGATTGGCGGCTGGGCAGCATCGGAATGGCGACTCCTCGGCACGTATTGCCGAGGTTCTGCAGCGCGTCGAGACGATCGAGAAACGGCTGGCCGCAGTCGCTCGCGACCTGCAGATCGCGGAAGAGCAGATCATCAGCGAGAGCCAGGTCGCAGCTGCGCTCTCGCAATTCGATTCGGTCTGGGATGCGCTGTTGCCCGGGGAGAAGGCACGCGTCCTGGAGCTACTGACGGAGAGGATCGCCTATAACGGAAGGAACGGGAAATTTGAGCTCGCGCTCAAGCCGACCGGGCTCGCCCGGATCCAGCCCGCCTAAGCCCACCTGCAAGCTGATCGGCGAGGACGGGAACGTCTTCTGGATCATCGGTCAGGTACGGAAAGCTCTCAGGGATGCTGGCCAGTATGCCTGCGCCCGTGGGTTCGTGGAGCGGGCGTACCCGTCAGGTCAAACCAGCGTCGACGGCCATGACTCAGCCCACTCGAAGCAGAACTGCTCACGCTCGCATGGAAAGGACGATCGAACGTGACCCTACGGCGCCGACCGCCGAGGCCCCGGACCTACTGCCGCAATGATCCGAGCCTTAAGATCCTTCACGAGTTCGTTGAGCTTGTCTGGCTCCCAGAACGCGAAACGGTAATGCTCCACGTCGAAGTGGAGCCCGTCCTTTTCCGAGCGCCTGCAGGTGCGAATCACCTTCAGGCCGAGGCCCTGGGCGTACCCCGCCTCGAAATAAACGCCACCTCGCTGTCCAGTGAAATCGGCCACAACGAACTTGCTTTGCCGAATAGCGGCGATTATCTCAGAATTTACGTCGTTTTCGTGCTGCCGGGCATCAATCCGAACCGGGTTGAACCCTGCTGAGGAGATCGCCTCGGCGATAGCAGCCCGAAGGGGATTCATCGACTCGTCAAACCACATTGCGATGAACGCATCTTTGCTCGCGGGGTTACCCTGACGCAGCGACTCGAGGTGTGTCCAGCCTTTCGGGCTGATCCGTGTATCGTAGGTTCCGCCGATGACTACACGTGGATGCGGCTCCACCAGATGGTGGACGCCATCGACGAGATAGTCGGAGACTAGGTACCAGAGCTCGTCCTCGTTCCGCGCCCAAGCCCGGGCCACAGCCTCCGGGCCGGTTCGACCAGCCTTGAAGCCGGTTCCCGGTATGGGGTGCTCCCGCGCGTAGTAGCGGAGGAGCTTCGTCGCCTTTTCGCCCACCGTGGGGGTTGCGAGGGCCATGAGGAAGCGGACATCATCACCTGTAAGCTCCGATGTCGGGTTCTCGCGGAGCCACCCGGAAGCGTTCGCCTGCTGCTCCTGCGTGAACTGGGCACCGAGCAGGTGACCGACGTTGGAATCGCGCACGCGGAAATAGCCGCACCTGGGGCAATTATAGTGATAGAGCACGTCATCCTTGATGGGTTCGACATCCTTGCGCACTTCGGAGCCGCAGACGGGGCATGGTTCCGCTAGCATCGCTTCCTCCGGCCTCACTTAGCCCTCAAGTCGTGAGGGACGCTTGGACTCTCTCCTGAACGCCCGTGACATACTAAGTCAGCTAAGCCGCCCTGCAAGCTGATCGGCGAGGACGGGAACGTCTTCTAGATCATCGGGAGGGTCGCCGTGCCCGGGAGCACGTGAAAGTCATCGAGACGAGCTGCACTACCCCGGGAAGTCATCTCGCAGAGAACTTGTCGTCTTTAGGGAAAATCCGTAGGAGCTCCACCTCGTACTTGCGCCAGACTAGATCAGAAGCCTCCATTGCGGGGAACCACTTCCTTCAGGTAGTCTTGAGTAACCTCCCTTGAGAGTGCCGCCGTCTAGGAGACCCGCCTCATGCTATCGCTGCCTGGACAAACTCAAGTAGCACGCGACTACGGCCCCTTGCGAGCTGGGACGCGCATCGACTTGGAGCCGGGCTACAGCGTTCTTATCGGTGAGAATAACTCGGGCAAGTCCGCTCTGCTTCAGTACCTCTTTCTGGAGACTCAGCAGCCGCAACCAAACGACCAGGCAGCCATCCTCCAATCAAACCGATCCTTTCTGCCTGACTCGCTCGTTCCTTCGATCCATCTGACGCAATGGAATGCCGGCTTCGACGGTAATTACCGAGGACGGCCGCGTACCTTTGAGAGTTCGACCGGGCCACCAATCGAGCAGCTCTTCAGCGCTCTGATGCTCGGAGATTTTCTTCCGCAGCTTAATGAATTCACCGAGATCGTACGCGGGCTAGGATTCGGCGACTACCATGTAGTAGGCATGCAGCAACAACTCGTCGCCTCGGATCGAGTCTCTCAGCACGGATCCGGCCTCCGCTCAATCTTCCCCATTATTGCCGCCATCACTAACCCTAGCCTGAACTTCATCTTTGTCGATGAACCGGAGTTCGCTCTTGAGGCCCGGGCACAGAAGCGTCTACGCGAACTCTTCTTGGAGAAGGCATCCCAAGGCAAGAACATCATAGTCGCAACGCACTCTCACCTCTTCGTCAACCGGAACGAGACGGGTAAGAATTACCAGGTAACCCGCAAACTGGGTAGTGCTGTTCAAATCAAGCGGCTAGCCCAGGATTCCCAAATGCTTGATGTCTCCTTTAATCTCCTCGGCAATTCGGTCTCGGACCTCTTCTTCCCTGAGAACTTCCTCATTGTTGAAGGTGCATCGGATCAAGTCGTCGCAGACAGGGTGCGGGACCTTCTTGGAGTTCCGTCAAGCAGGGTCAAGGTCCTCGCAGCCACGAGCCTCTCTCGGCTAAGCGGGATCGAGGACGCGATCCGTGTAACGCTGCTGCCTCTCGTCGCAGACTACTCCCCTTACCACGGACGCGTCGTATGCATGATCGACGGTGCCAATGATTCGAACGCGGCCCTGGTCACAGACCTAGCAAGAACGCTAAAGGACCGGTTGATCCAGCTGGACAAGCCATCCTTGGAGGAGTACCTCCCGGAGGTTCTGTATCACGCTGCAGGAAGGGACAGAGCGGCGGACCTTAAGGGAATCGGCCTCGCCAAGGAGACTCGGAACCGAAGCGCAGAAGCCGACTTAAAGACGCGGATCTCAAGCGAAATCGCCCTCCACCTGAAAAAGGAGCATTTGCCACTGATTGGTCTCATTGTGGAGGCCGTGCAAAGGGCAGATGCGCTCGGTCACTCGGCAGAAGCGATCGGAGTCTCTGTCGGCGCGCCCGGTT